AGCCATCACATTTTATGATTTGTTCGGAATAGCGGCGGCAGACTTCTGGCCATATACCAAAATCTTTATCCCACCAATCCGGAACCTGTTTAAAATGACTTTCATGTTTAAGTTCTTCTGTAATTTTGGTAAGTAATTCTTGATTCAGTTTCATAACACATTAACGCAAATGATAACAAACAACTGAAATACCCTTGTAAGATCTTGTAAGATGAATAAACCTTTTATCACTACTGAATGATTGTAGATTTAATTCTTTTGATGGATCAATTAGAGCTAGTATTATTTTCTTTAGCTCCTTCTTAATTTTGCGTGGCACTCTTTTAATTTTTTCCATAATTATGTTAGTTTAAAAAAGCCATCCCCTATCTGAAATCAATTCAGTAAAGACCAAGCTGTCAGTTTCCCTGAGAATCTAGGGGAATGGCTTTATCGTTTTATTTAATCTTTAAGTTACAAACAATACAAATTCCTTCCCTTGTTACATTGTGTGCACATCCATCTTGAATGTATTTCAATTTCATTTTAATTCTCTCACTCATAGGAGTAGTAGCCATGGAGTGTAAGATGAGGCGGTCGGTGGTGGTTATTGTCATAATATTATATATGTTAAAATAAAGATAGGGGAAGCTTTTTCGGTGCTTTAGTTTTCGGCCAGCTTTCAGGCTACCACTCCCCGGTTGTCTACCAGCGCTTTACCGCTCCTCAATGGATGATCTATCTTTATAAGATCAATATTCTCTTTGCCCCACGCAACAGCAGCAAACCAATTAGTGTTTTCATTCTTACTTTCATTGAAAACTTTAAGCACTTTCCCATTATTAGCATGGATCTCCATTCCTGAAATACCAAATCTATTAATGTTGTATTTTGCTGATGTTGAAGCTTTCATAATCCGTTCCGTTTAATGTTGTTGTGAATTGATAATCAAATGTAGGCAACTGCCAATTACCGTGCAAGTGTTTAGTGAAATATTTAATTTATTTTTATTGGCACTTGATTATTAACAATTGTTTAGTACATTTGTTTCATGATTGACGAGAAGAGATTAAAAACGGTCGCGAATCACGCTAAGGAAAAAGGTAAGCACCGTAATTGGATATATCAGCTCATCAAGGCTGGTAAAATTGAGCCTGTTAATATAGATGGAATTCTATTTATCAAACAGGATAAGAAATAATCTGCGCGAAACCTGGGGCTAGCAGTTGGTTAGCCCCTACTTTGAAAGACATAAACTAAACAGGAGCATCAAAAGTAGGCAAATGAGATAACGCAGGTAGCTTACAAATCAAATGAGTCAACATTTAGGAAAACGCGAACGAAAGGCTAGAAAACGTAGAAAACGTGGCATTATGAGTCATCAGGATGCAACCGGTGGGATTACGTTGAAACTCGGTCGTAAAAAGTTTTCGGAAGTTGCATTGTTTAATGACAATACACTCCGTTTGAAAAAGAAGTTTACTGGGTGTGTGGTCGATGCTGAAAGATAGCCAAAGCGTGCGCTAGAGAATCCCCGTAGGACTTTGATACCTGTTTAGTTTTTAAGATCACAAAACCCAGGTTCCTAATGATTTTTCGGAATAGTTAGGAGTCACGAGAACCGATGACAGCCGGAAAGACGGCAAACTTTGATACCTTATGCCGTAAAAACGATACCGGTTTCTTGATTCTGTGAGTGCGAGGAAACAGAATCCATCTAAGTGAAAGCTAAGTCGCATGTATCGAGGCAACTCTAAATATGATGAACAGGGAGCGATAATTGTGTCGCTCCCTTATTTGAAAAGACTATGAAAAAGCAATTATTTAAAGTTTGGTGCGAATGGGATATAGGACTAGAGAATAAAGTCTTTGAAACTAAAAAGTTAGCACTTGAAGCCGCCCGAATAGCTATATCTGATTCTGATATTGATGATAATTTCGATGAATTATTAGAGGATGGTTTAGTAGGAGTTAGCGCATTGGAGCTAAATTAAGTTACGGAAAATGATCGACGCTAAAGACTTACGCCTTAATAATTATGTCACTATTGACAATAAGGAGAAGAGTTAACGATCAATCTTTGAATATGAGAGCACCAGCAAACAGGAAATCCATAAATGAAAAACGCGAAGAAATGTCTAAGGAATCATGGATTAAGAATGTACTCAGAATTTATCCATCAAAAACACGTTCTGAAGCTGAGGAACTTCATCTAAAATTGTTTGGGAAATAGACGAAAGACAAATTAAACGATCATACAAATGAGCTTAATGGACGAACCTATTTTTATGCTACTAATTATGATGATCATCGCAGCAATAACACTTACTACTATCAATTTTTTTAATCCTATTGACCAGTTTCAATGGGAACTTAAAACATACGAAGTATTAAGGAAAATGCCAAAGCATGAAATATTAGGACTGCTTTCAAATCTTGAAAACGATTATAGAATGGGATATTATGAACCATCTAAAAAGCAGGAATTAAAGTATAAAATTAAAGCTATTAAGCATTATCTCAGTGAATTAAAGGATAAGTGAAAGACAAATTAAACGCGATGAATAATGAAAAAGACAATTATTATATGTTTAGTGATATCATTTATTGTGATTACTTTAGCAAAAGTATACGCTTTTGTTAATCCTATTGCTGATTATACTTCGCCAGCAGGAGATAAAGTATTTTGGGTGAATACATCAGGTGACGCCTTTATAGTGGCTCAAGATAAAAATGGTCATATCATTTCAATTGCAGTTAGGTGATAGCTGAAATTTGAACATTTCATATTTTTTTACGTACTTTGTTACCATGTATACCGTAACTCAGACGCACGAACGAGCAAACACTTTGGAAGGAGTGTAAGAAATTTAGCCCACGACCTTAAAACAGTTTTGGGCTTTTTCATTGGGCGAAAGTCAAATACAGCATGGCCAAGGGCAAAAAAATTGAAAGTGAGGTTGAAGAACTATTAACAGAGAGTCAGAAAGTATTCTGCAAGGAATGGATTTATGACTATAACGGGACACGGGCTTACATGAAAGCCTATCCAGAATCTAGCGAAGAGGGTGCCAGGGCAAGCGCCAGCCGACTGTTAGCAAATGTTAATGTAAAGGCATATTGCACCGAGCTACAGGCAGACCTTGAAAAAGTAGCCGGAATTTCACGTTTAATGATCATTACAGAGCATCAAAAGCTTGCCTTTAGCTCTATTGCCCATCTTCATAATACTTGGATAGAACGCAAGGAATTCGACCAATTGACGGAGGATCAAAAATCAAGTATTGCCAGCATTGAGACTCAGATCAAACGAATTGTTAATGACTTCGAATCTTTCGATGTAGAATTTGTTAAGGTAAAGCTTTACGATAAACAGAAATCCTTAGATTCAATAGCCAAGCTAATGGGCTATGAAGCTCCTAAAAAGATTGAACAAACCTCCACAGTTAAGTCATACGAAATAGTTCCAGCCAGTGGTAAAGCAACTCCTGGTAAATGACATTTATATACCGTTAATTAATAACCAATCACGGTTTTTAGTATTATATGGTGGAGCTGGTTCTGGCAAATCGAATTTTGCAGCCTTCAAAATAATCAAAAGACTTGTCTCCGAGAAAGGCCATAAATTTCTATGCCTCCGCAAGATTTCAAACACCATTAAGGATTCAATATTTGCTGAGCTGCAATCAGCTATTAACGATCAGGAAATTGATCAGGAATTCATTATAAACAAAACTGAGCACTCATTTAAGCATATTCCAACAGGAAATATGATTCTTTGCAAAGGTTTGGATGAACCTAATAAGATCAAATCTATCAAAGGTATCACGGGTATGTGGCTTGAGGAGGCCAGCGAGTTCGACGAAATAGATCTGGACCAGCTTGATATTCGTATCCGGGGCGAAAAGGACAATTACATTCAATATATCCTCACCTTCAACCCAATCGAAGAAACCCACTGGCTTAAAAAGCGATTCTTTGATAAGAAAGACCCCCAAGCGACAACATGCCACTCTACATACAAAGATAATTATTTTTTAACTGAGCAAGATGGTGAGCGTCTGCGCTCATTAAAAGACCGAAACGAGCTTTATTATGATGTTTATTGCCTTGGTAAATGGGGTATTGTGGATAAGTCTAATAAGTTCATGTATGCCTTTAATAGCTCGAAACATGTCATTAAACAAGATTCATTTGAACCCAATACCAGGCTTCCATTATTGATAAGCTTCGATTTTAACGTATCACCAATGACATGCGTAATCGGACAGCAAATAAATGAAATGAAAGCTGTTATATTCGATGAAATGGAATTAGATAACGGATCTACTGAAGAACTTAGCGAAATGGTAAAGGCAAAATACATTCAATGGCTTAGTGAATTAGATGTTACTGGGGACGCAACTGGCCGTAATAGGGAAAAGGCTACACGCGGTAACATCAATCAATACCGGGTAATTAAAGATGTTTTAGAGCTTCACGATCGTAATCTATTGGTGCGTAAGAAGAATTTACAGTTAAAGGATTCACGCGTGCTTTGTAACTCTGTGCTGCAACATGCCGAAATGTTAATCACCGACAATTGCGAAAAAACTATAAAGGATGTGACTTTCGCGACCATTAAAGTAAATCCAATGACTAAAAAGATGGATGTTATTAAGACTGAACAGGAAGGCAGACACTTTTTTGATAATTACCGTTATTTCTTGGGCACTTGCTTTAAAGACTTCATAAAAAACCCGAAGGATCGCGGAGAATCGGACGATGAAGAAGATTCTGACGAATAATTTTGTCTAAACACGGTATTTTACGATAGTTATACTATATTTGTTATAACGATGGGAGTTAATCAGGATTGTTTTAAGATTGAAAAGAAGCTGAAGGAAGAGGCGAAAGAGTTGGCCAAGGCGAAAGGCATGTCAAGGTCAACTCTTTATAGACTTGCTATTATTGAATTCATTGAACGAAATAAGAAATAATGGTTCCAATCTAACTTGTGAAAGGATGAGGCTTATTTACATAGATCAGGCAACACAATTAATAAACACTCTATACAATACATTGGATGGTGGTGTAGGTGGTTACGGCCACGTTGTTTTTGATGACATGAATACTGAAACTCATTTCGTTGTTGGATGCCTTCGTGATGCATATAATAAAACATACGATGAAATTATGTGCGAGGAAACACGGCAAGCTAGTATAAAGGCACTTGAACACTTCGTTCTATTGACTGAAAATGAAAGGGACGAAGCAATAAGGCGTTATCATAAATTACGTTTTGAAAAATTATTTTGATTTATGACCTATAACATTATAGCCTGCGGAGAAACAGCAAAGCATTGGGACGGATCTGGTCATTCCATTGGAGTTAATGATTCTTTCAAATGGGGTCATCATATTGAACATTTAGTAGTATGTAATCGCCCTGCAATGTTTTCGCATGATCGCGCAGAGATAATTAAAAATAGCAAACCAGATCACTTTTATTCTCATAAAGCAGATTGGGAACAATGGTTTCCTGAATGGCATAAACTTGATCTTATTCCCTGGTACGGAACTTATTGGAAAGATAGGATTTATAAATCAGACACATCGCCTTTTATTGCTATTTGTTTGGCTGCTAAACTTGGCGCGACAGAAATTGTATTATATGGAGTTGATTTTATATCACATTCCAAGTTTAAGCAAGGAGAGCCAGGCACTAAGCGAGAAGTTGAAACATACTTGGAATTGTTCAAAGAGCTAAGAACCATTGATATTGAAGTACAAATTGGTAGTAAAGGAACTGCATTTGATGAATATTGGTATTTATTTGGAAAAATAATTAAGTAATTATATTGGAGCGTCAAGTATTTGAAATGTCTGATAGATTGTATTTCCATCAGCAGCAATTTGGAATGATAAGGGGTATTAATCCAATTGGATTTGACACTTTTCGATGGATTAATTGTGAATCCGGAAGTAAGTTAATCGGTAAGTGGAGAAAGAAATCAAGAAGATTTATATGACATTCTGCGCCATCATACCAGATCGTAATGATCGTAAAGAACTTACAGAACATTGTCTTTGGCAGCTTTCAAGAATGATAATAAAGCCTGATAAGATCTATCACATGAATTACCAACCTGAATCAGAACGGTTCGACTTAACTGAGCGCGTGCGAAGAGGTTGGTTAAAGGCTAAATACGATAATATCGAATGGTGTTTTATAATTGAGAATGATGACTTTTACCCAGCGGATTATTTTGAACGCTACTTTAATAAATATAAAAATTGCTGCATCAAGGTTGACATGATTGGTGATAACAAGACAACTTATTATCATATCAAAAACAATACTTGGACTGAATTCGATCATCCTGGTAGATCATCATTATTCACAACAGCATTTAAGACAAGTGTTTTAGTGGATTATCATTGGCCTAGTAATAATAGCCCATTCCTTGATATTAAATTATGGGAATACGCTGAACGATTTGACATTCCACGATTGTATTTACAAAGTAATGCGATAGGAATAAAACACGGCATCGGAGTGTGTGGTGGTAAAGGGCATCAAATGACATTAAAGAATGCCGATACTGAAATGGAATATCTTAGTAATAAAGTAGACAAAGAAAGTTTTGAGTTTTATAAAGGATTGCAATTATGACTAACGAAATGTCCGAAAGGATGAACGAAGAGCTTCTTAAAAAGATGAACGGTGATAATGTTAAAAAATCAGGCGTTACTAAATCACGAGCACAGCGCAGACATGAAGAACGTGTAACGAAAGAAGCAAATAAGACTTACGAACAATTATGTGAACAGTTCTTTCGAGCATTAATGATTGATCCCGAGCCTGAAAGTGAACATTTTGAACATTATCGAAAAACATTAAATGCAAAATGGCATTTATATTGTCAGAAGATGAACTTTGTTCCTGAGACTCATAAAGCATTCGATACCTATTCAAAAGAGTTAATTATAAAGTTTATAACGGAAAAAGAAAAATCATGACAGCTCACGAATTAGCAAAACATTTATTGGAACAACCTGATTATCCTGTCATTATAAACGCATGGGGTAGTAATGAAGGAATCGATGTTGAGGTAAATGGTAGTGATATATTTGATGGATTAGTCGAAACCACAAAAGGACCTATTCATAAAAAAGAGATACGTTTAATGCATGAAAAAGTAGAATGGTAAAACTTTCAATACTCATACCAACAACACCTGACCGAGAACACTTTCTTACTCGTTTGAAAGGACAGTTTTATAAACAAATAGGACATGTTCATCCAATACCATTTGATAGATCTGTTTTTCCTGAGGGTCTTTATGGATACACAAATGACATTGTTGAATTAATCTATTTTGAAGATGACAGAGAGCATTCAATTGGATATAAAAGAAATATACTTCTATCTATATCTAATGCGGATTACATTGCTTTCATTGACGATGATGATCGAATAGGTGAAAACTATTTTAAACGATTGTTAGAAGGTATTGAACATGATGTTGATTGCTGCTCATTGCGAGGTGTTATTACAGAGAACGGGATTAATCCATTAATATTTGAGCACACGATTAAATACAAAGCTTATAAGACTAATCCAGATACCGAACCTATCCGTTACGAACGTTATCCAAATCACTTAAATTGTATCCGATCATCGATAGCAAAACAATTCACATTCCCTGATAAAAATCATGGTGAAGATACCGATTGGGCTACGAAAATATTTAACTCCGGATTGCTTCAAATGGAGCATTACATTGATGAAGTTATTTACTTTTATGAATGGAAAACAAAGTGAAAAATGAGCTTACTAACAAATAAAGATATCGAAGAATTTTTAAATCAGTTATCTAATAATGATGAATCAGAATGTACATTATCTTCACATGAAATGGCGGTAATAGTAATGGAATGGCTAAAAGAATTCTTGAATAAAAAATATAATAATAAAAATGATTGACGTAAAAAATGATTTTCTGCATATAAATCCTGAATTCCTATTATCAAATGGATTTAAAAGTGATCAATGGAAAGAAGGATCATATTTTTCTACTATGGGGTTGATGCAAGCAATATTTATTAATGGACTTACAATTGTTTATTATGGGTTGCATGAAAGAGGTCAATCACCTAAGGTAACATTAATTTTATTCGCTGACGTAATAGTATACAAAGCAAAATGAACGGCGCAATTTCTTATAGTCTATTCGGTTACAATCGCGAACGCTACGCAAATTGCTTTGATTTCAGCTCATATTTGAGGGGCGTTCATCTGAATATCCGTTTCAACCGAATCATCTATCCAGGTTGGAAAACAATTTTAAATCTTGATCACGCAACTTATAACAGTCCATACAAAAAGATTATCGATTGGCATATATCAAAAGGCTATCTTGAAATAAATATTTGTCCTGACAATGAAAAGCTTTGTAAGGCTATGCTTTGGCGCCTTAAACCTATATTCGATTACGATCATCCAAATTTCCGTTACACTCACATACTTTGCCGCGATCTCGACTCTATAGCAACTTATCGCGAGGCTCAAATGGTCCAACAGTGGATGGAAGAAAATAAGACCATACACTGCATTACAGACTCGGTGAGTCACAATATTCCAATGCTTGGCGGCATGTGCGGATTTATGCCTGGTTACTTTAACGGGCGTATGGGACTGCAAAAAGATCCTCAATACAAATGGGATGAACTTTTAGCAATGGCCGATGACATTGATTATTCACGCAAGGGTTCAGATCAGGATTTTTTAAATCGTGTGGTTTATCCAAAGTGTTCAGAAAGTAGTACGGAACATTTCATTAAAGGCATGCCGCATAATTTAGCTGAAGGAAATGGGAGACATTATTCAGTTTCTAATGTTGATGTGGTTGGAGTTGATAGGAAGTATGAGCAAACTAATCTTTTAGCTGGACATTGCGGCGCTAGTGGTTTTTACGAAGCCCCAACAATGAAGTTTTTATACTGGGAAGATCCTTATAAAGATGATTATGCAGAACTTGAAAACATGGAAGAGTTCAGGCATATTTTTTATTGGGCTTATAGAGAAGATTTAAGATAAAATTATGAGACCACATCAAAAATTAAATGCAATTTTAACCATCTTAATACCAGCACCAATTTGGTACTACTTATTATATCATATTTTAATATCTATTCATGCTAGTGAATTGATGATGTTCTTATTTTGGATTTACACGCCAGTTTCAATTATTGTTAGTTTTATTTCTAAATGCTTTGAAAAATGAAAGTACTAATTGAAAGCATGACTAAAATACAAATCCATGAGCTAACAATTAGAGCTTGGAGAGAAGACAATGATTATAAGAATCGAAGTGATAACTACTCAACTGACGTTAAAGAGTTAATCATTGATGTTTATAACAGTCTTCCAGATGGAAAGATTTGTTTCAGTGAGTTAGCTACCGAACTTCTAAAGATAGAAAGAATGAATGCTATCGAAGTACTTGATGATAATGGTGACGGTTGTGTTGTTTATAAAAATTGGCCTTAGTTATGAAAAAATACATCATTTTAAGTGTTAATGACAATGTTGATTATTTATTCTATACCCCGCTAACTTGTTGGGCATGGAGAAAGTTAGGATGGGAACCTATTGTTTTTTTTAAAACTAGCTTTAATACTTCTCCTGAAGTTACTTCAGCAGTTTTATTAATTGAAAAAATAGAATCTTTAGAAGATATAAAATTTCATTATTTAAATGGATCTCATGGTTATCGTTCAGACACCATTACTCAAATATCAAGACTTTACGGCACATGCGTTGTTGACGGTTACATCATGACAGGAGACATTGACATGATTCCGCTATCCGATTACTGGCAACCAAATAAAGATAAGATTACAGTATACGGACATGACTTAACCGGATTCACAGACTATCCTATTTGCTATATCGGAATGGACTCACTGAAATGGGCCGATGTAATGAACATCAAAGACAGTGATTATAACAAGCACATAAAACGCGATCTTGATGGACTTCCACAAGCTAAATCAACAGACTTTTACCAATACTGGGGAACAGATCAGAATCACATTACAACGCGCTTAAAGCAATACGGTTTATCTAATGTTGACTTTATCAATCGAGGACAATATCCAAACGGATATGCTAAAGGACGAGTTGATCGCGGTGCCTGGTCGTTAGATCACGAACAGTTTATTGATTGCCACA